TTATCTTTAACTCCTTTAACCTTTTGCATATAATCGAAAATAGTAGTAGCCATTTTGTGAAGTGTTAAAAAAAAGGGCGGCGTTTTTGAAGTACCACCGCCCTAAAAAACTAATTATGAAAAAAAAACTAAACTACAACTGTTGTAGCGATGTTTGATTTGTATAAAATGCCATCAACATCAACAATATAAGAGTTAATTGCACTATCAAATAAAGAAATAGTCACAACATCAGAAGTAGATAATGGAGCTGTTAAATTAACACCATATACCCCATTACCATTAGAATCTAATACATCTAATGAAACACTTGAACCATTTACAGTAACAACAAAGTCTGAAATATCAAGTCCATCAATAGATACTTTATGATTATCTGATAAAGTAGATACAACAATATCTAATACAGTAGACGCATCAGATGGAGCAGTTAAAACAATATTAACATCATTATATCCGTCTAAATCCTCTTGAGCATTGTAATCTAAATTGTCTGAAACAATCCAAGAAACACGCTCATCAAACTCTAATCTATTAATCATTTGAAAAGATACTGATTGAGAAGCTGCATCTGCACCGTTACTCATCATATACTTACCATTTTCAAACATTCCCAAAGTAAAGCCTTTGTAAAGTCCTGCTTTAGTTTGAGTGAAAAATACATCTCCTTTAGAGTCAAAGAAAATGATATCATAGCCTCTATATGAACTTAAAGTAGTTAAAGCCTTGTGGTAAGCTAAACCATTATCAAAAGTTACTGTATATTCATAAGGATTTTTACCTGCAACAATCTTCTCTCCAGAACCTGTACGAGTTATAATGTTATCATCTGCTGTATTATCAGCAATTTCAACAACACCATTTAAGATTATTGCTTTTCCTTTTTGTTGTAACAATCTTACACCTGCTAAAGTATCAATGTCGCCATCAGCGAACGTATAACCTCTTTCGATTAAAGCAATTGTTGTTACTCTTTTAATGTCTTGTTTGCAGTTTTTTGTACCTGTTCCAAGTACATCACCTGCTCCGCACATTACACTATTTACTATGTCTATTAATGCCATATTTTTAAATTATTTCTTGTTGTTTTAAAAAGTTTATTACTCTTGCGTCTTTGTGTTCAAATGTATCTCCTATTTCATAGATTTTATCATTTGTTTTAAAACGCTTTTTTAAAATATAACTATCGAGTTTTATAGTTATTCTTTTCTTCTTTGCCATATAATTAATATTTAATAGGTTTTAAACAATTATCAGTTAATTCAATTGAGCAATCTAATGTTATTGCGTTCCAAACATCTAAAGAGCCGTTATTATCATTAACACTATAATTAGGTAGTCTTTGTACTTTATACTCTAAATCCATTCTACTAATAGAACTGTTTTTTAACGCTTTTAAGACGTTATCTAACAAAGGATTTAAAACTACTTCATAATCAGTATTGAATACTTCTGGGTTAAAATAGTCGCTTTTATCAGAGTGCATTGCTAACACTAAACGAACATTATCACGTCTTACATAATTTGTTCCTGTTTTATAAGTGTCATCCGAATTGGTTAACCAAATTAAAGGGTATCTACTTTGAATATCTGGCAACGCTAAATATTTGTTTAAAACGTCTTGAGTTCCCCAATTAAAAAAAACTTTATAGTCATTGCTATAAACATTCATTAAAGGCAAAGTGTCAAATAATTCAGCTAACCTATTTTCAAAAACTATCATATTCCAAAACTATTAATTTGTTCATATAGTTTGAAGTTTGAAGGAATCCAAGTATCCCAAACGTCTAAATTATCGTTTAAATATTGGTATAAACTTCTTTGTATATTGTCATTATTCCCATAATAATCAATAAAATTTACACCGCTATCACTATAAATTAAAGGCTCAGCTAAACACCCATTTTGATACTTAGTTAGAAACTTTTGCCAAGCATAAGAAACTTTAGCATCATTTGACTCATTAGAGCTGTTTTCTGTATTTGGTTTTGCTGTTCCTGTAGCTGTTAGAAAAGTTGAATTATTCATAATGAAAAGAGTGTAAACAGCGTACAATAAAAGGCTCTTTGAATTGTCTAAACCCTCCCAAACTTTGCCGTCATACTCAACGCCATTTACTAAATCTCTCCATTTTTGGTCGGCACTTGCTAAATCTACTAATGCGACCGTTAGTTCATTGTATAAGTCTAAACCTAAAGCATTAAGTAACACATCTTTCTCAACTTCATTAATTAACTCCAATACATAAGATTTACTATTAGGTGTTTCAGTTGTTGCCGTACCGCTAATAGTTCCCTTTGCTAAAGGAATGTATAAATCATTTACGAAATTATCAATGTTACTAATACTCATTATTTATCTTTTTTAGGCTTTTCTTTTACTTTGTTTGCATCTTCAAAAAGTCCTATTTCAAAACCTTTATTCAACACATCTTTATCTTCTATTTGAACTAAGGCAGATTTTTTATAACCTGCCCAGTCCTTTAATAGTTTAACTTCCATTTAATTATGGTTTAGTCAATGCAGTAATAGCAGTTGAGAAAACACCTTTAACGAAAGCTCCATAGTGATTAGATTTTACTCTTTGAACTAAACGAGCTTCAGCTAAAATAGTTACTAAGTTTTTAGTAAAATCGTCATTCTCATAACCAACATTAATAGTCAATCCTTCTTTAAATCTTACACCCGCTTTAGTGAAATCTCCAACTAAGAAGTTATCAACAGCAACACCTGTATTAGCAACTACACGAATACCGCTTACAATTGTTCCATCATTTGAAGCAAATGGAGGCAATACATAATGACCATCAGAAGCCTTAGCTAAATCCATAGCTGTTACATCTGTTGGATGCATTACAATATAAGTAGGCTCAAACAAATTAACTCTTACTTGGTTAATTGCAGTTCTTAAAACGTCAAAGTTATTAGGCTCTGGAATAGCTAAAGCGAAAGAACCAGCAGCATAAGCAGTAGCATTTTGATTAATACCTACTAAATTAACAGTTGCCCCTGTTCCGTTTAGTAATTGGTCATCAATTTTTAATTGAATTAATTCAGTTAATTCTTGGTCAATTTCAGAACGCATTAACTCAACATCGTCTAACATCTCTTTAGTAACTTTAATATAAGCAGTTACTTTTTTAACATTAGCAGAAGCAACAACTAAATCAAAATCAGCTTGAGACTTAGCAGCACCCTCAGCAGTCATTGCAGAACCGCCATCAGCATTTTTCTGTTCAACCCATTCCCAAACATTAGACATAATTTGTCCAACATTAACTAATTCTAAGATAAAAGGGTTTCTTCTAACAATACGAGTAATTCCGCTTTCTCTTTCAGCTTGAGGAATTTGTCCTGTTGTGTTAGTAGATAAAGCCATTGTACCTGCTGCTTTCAATACGAATTGAACAGATGCGCCGCTTTTCTCTTTCATTCTTGCTAAATCTTCTTTCTTAGACTCTAAGATTGATTTTAAAGACTCAGTTTCTTTGTTTGAAGCTCCTTTAGTTTCTAACTCTAAAACCTTAGCCGCAACTTCTTCAATTCCTGCTTTTAAAGTAGCGACTTCTTCTCCTTTAGTTTCTAAGTCTTTAATCTTAGACATTGTTTCAATAAGTTCAGCCTTAGTAACTGACTCATTTTTCATAGCGTCAATTTTTACGCCTAATTCTTTGATAATTTCTTCCATTTTCTTGGTTTAAATTTTGTTTAATAAATCTTTTAATAATTCGGTATTCTTGTGAAGTGCTTCAGCGGCTTCTTTTTCAAGAGTGTCAATCAACGGCTCTTGTTTATCTTCTGTTAATGTAGGTGTTAATTCGTTACTACCAGCTAAAACGGCGCTAATTTCAATTAATTTAGCTTCACGAACTAACCAAAAATAACCATTTTCAGTAGCTCTTTCTTTATTCCCTAAACTATCTATATTATCTTGCCATACTTTATATTCAACATCATAACTTTCATCATTAACAGCTAAATCAATCTTTACATATTGCATCCCTACACTATGCTGATTTATGCGATTAGATTTATACTCGTTGTATATTTGTGAATTATAATCTTTGAATATTTCAGTGTCCATAAATAAAGCCTCAGTAGTACCACTTTTATTTATTCCTAAATCTTTCCACGCTATTTGATTTTCGTAAACGCTTTTAGGTTCTCCTACTTTAGACGTAATTTTAAATTCGTGGTCGTGTAAATGAAATATTCCTTTACTCTCTTTAATAGATTTAGCGAAACACCCTTTAGCGTGTACGTCATCGTGTGAATCCATCCAAAGATAAGTATTACCAATAATAGTACGTTCTAAACTATTTTCATTGTTTTTAAACGTTCCTTTTATTTCATTGGTAGTTGATTTAGTAATAGAACTTAAACCGCCTTTAACGGTCTTTATTTCGGCTTTCTTTAGCTTAATAAGTTCTTCTTTGTTTGTTACTAATTCTTTTATATTCATTTCTGTATAATTTTACCTGTAAGTAATAATTCTTTTCTTTGTTCTAAAGACTTCTTAAGTTTTTCGCTTAAATCATCACGCTTTAGATACTCGGTTATCTCTTTTAATTCCATTACAAACCTAATTTAATTCTTAAACTTTTAGTCATTTCAATAGCTTCACTGCTTTGAATAGTACCATTTTCTAAACCTATTTTAATAGTGTTTTGAAGTTCAGTTAATACCGCAATCTTATCCAACATTACAGATTGCATAATTGGTAAGTGGTCAAAAGACGCTACTAAACTTTCATTCTTATCGATTAAACCTAATGAACTTGCAATACTATTTAATATATTATTAGATGTACTTTGTATTTCATTTTGAACAAATCTAATTTCTCCCTTTTCTTGGTTTTCAAATGTAGAAGAACCACCTGCGAAATAGTTTAAAACGTCATTATTTAAGCCAAAAGCTAATAAACACTTTTGAGCATCTTCAGCGAACTGCTCATCTAAATAAAGTTTCTTTAAATCGTTTATTAAGTGTTTAACTTCAATATCTCCATTTGTAGTTAACAAAGATTTAGACATTAAAGTTTGTTCAATTAACTTTTTATCGTCTGGTCTTAAAGGTGTAGAAGCTCCATTAATCACATTCTTGTTAACTCCTAAGTACTTTTGTGACATCTTCAAATTTAAGTTCTTAGACTTTAAATTCTCATCAATGTTTTGCAACACCTTAGCAATAGACTTAACACGTGAAGGACTTTGTAGTAATGAATTACAAGTCAATCCGTTAGTAACATCGTAAAAAGGTATTAAAGTGTTTAATTGTAATTTATACTCTTGACTATCTAAAGTGTATTTGATAGTCTTTTTACCAACTTCTTTAAATTCTTTGTCATCAGAAATAAAAGTTTTAATGTTCATTACCTTTTCAAAATCTATTTCAGAAGGAATAAGGTTATATAAAGCTTTTGGTAATTGAGTAGAAAGTAATTGTTTTTTGTAAGTGTAGTTATTACCTGTAACAGATAAGAACCACGCTAATTGAAAAAAGAAGTCTTCTTGAGATTGGAAATAGTTAGGTTGTTTTAATAATTTTAAAACATCACTATTCTCTATAACATTACCTTGTGAGTCAAGGTGTGTTATTTTCATTTGTGAAATCATTTTAGAACGTAAAGCAATTATAGCAAATAATACAGGATTGTTCAAACTCCAATCCAAATACTTTTCAGAATTACCAAAAGCACTCTCTTCTAACATATAAGAAAATGAGCCTGTGTTATCTCTAACTATTGTTTTACTACTTTTAAAAAAGTCAAATAACCCCATAAATGAAAAGAACGTTGTTTATAATTTACAAATATATAAAATTATATTTTAATAATGCAAATTTTTTTTAATTTATTTTTAATTTATTTTTAATTTATTTTTGATTGATGCCTAAATAGAATTGTAAAAACGTTTTGCAATACCTATCAGCATCTAAAATATGATCATCTTTTTTTATTGGTCTGTCTAAATTAACACCATTAACAACCTCCCATTCATAGTTCTCATATTCGTGTTCATAATTCAAAGAACATTCTGTATAGAAATTACGCATTGAGTTAATGAATCCTATACCTTGATTAACTGAACCTTGTCCTTTTACTGCTGGTATTGCGTTAAAACCTGCCATTTGTAGCTCCCCTATCCTTGTAGGGTCTGCACTATCACAAATTAAAGGTATATCTTTTCTTATTCCTATTGCTTCAAGGTTTTCTGCTAATGTTCCAAACATTTCTCTAATAGGTTTGTATAAATATTCGTGAGAGTAAAACTCATTTTCTCCATTGAATTTAACACCTACTACTGAACTCGGATTTGTAGAACCAAAATCCATTCCGTAATACTCGTTATAAGGTAAACCATCGTAAAACTCTTTAGTAATTGTTCCGAACCCTTTGTAAATTCTGTTTGGTTTTTCTGCTTTTAACCCAAGTCCGTAACACTCCCACATAAATTTATCAGCAGTACCTTGAGCATTATTATAATCATTTGGCTCATAACTTAAAATCTTTTTCTTTTGCTCTAAAGGACAAAAAGGATTGTCTTTAAAAGTAGAGTGAATTACAATGCTATTATCTTGTTTGCTTAACGTATCAATCCAATGTGTTTTTTTAGGATTCCAATCTATTAAAACAAAATCTGATGTTCTCATTGATAATTGGTCGAAAGTATCTTTACTTATTTTATAAGGTTCGTTTAACCATATAACATCTCCTTGAAATCCGTGTATTTTTTCCTCGTCATCTGTTCCACATATTTCAATAGTTGAATTATTTGGAAAAGTAAATATACTTTCTGTTTTATTAAATGTTATTGATTCATAATTTTCAAAATCAATAAATGCTTTTTTCATATCTGCTAATACAGTGTCTTTACAATCCTTTTTTGTATCACGCCAAACAGAAAGTCTTTTGTTTTTATTGCTAAAAGCGTAAAGATAAAATAATTGTATTAAAGAATATGTTTTACTACTTCTTGAGCTACCTGTATTTACAATGTGCCTATAAGTACGAATACCATTAACATCAATTGCGTTAATTGCATCGTAATTTTTTTGAAATACAATAGTAGCTTTCATTATTCTTTATCTGGTGGTATTATTTCTATTTTCATAGTTGTAGGAACTTGTATTTTTTCGTTACCGCTTGTCAGGTCTAATTTATCCCCATATTTTTTAGGCTTCTTTTTTCCTGCACTCCACTTATAAGCATCTAATGCTATTCTAGCACTTTGAGCATCATACTTACCTTTTAAAGTCAACTCTGCAAGTTCTTGTATTTTTTCTGCATCTATATCAGCAGAGTCCTCTCGTGCGCGCGCGTAGTTGTTAAGAAACTCTTTATCATAATTAATATGTTCCTCATTCAACCAAGTATAAACAATAGGTCTGCAAGGTAAGTTTTTATTATTATCTAAAATAGATTTCAAACTTTCTCCAATAGATAATTTTTCAATTATAATTTTTTTAGCTTCGTTTATTTCTTCTTGACTATATGCCATAACTAAATTAATTCAATTATTTGTAAATCTTTATACTCCGACATTAAAGACAATTGTTTTTCTTTCGCTTGCTCAACATTAGAACTAAAGCAATAGAATTTAAAACCATTTTTAGCTTGTGCTATATAATATTTAAACATCTTTATTATTTTTAATATCTTTTAAAATCTCCTTTTCGTGGTAAACATAATTTATTCCACTATCTTTAGTAATGTCTTTTAAAGCTACTTTGCGTGCTTCTATTGTACTGATATGTTTACTCTTTTGTTTCATTTTATAAATAAAGTCGTAATATTACAAAATTAAACTGATTTATGCAAATTAAACTGACTGAATTTTAATTGATAAGCTTTATAGTAATAATCTTTAGTGAACTTTTTAAAGTCTTTCCATCCGTCCAAAGTCATTATCTTTTTAGCAATTGGTTTATTAGTTGTTCTTTCAAACTTTATTACTTCTATTTCTTGCATTAAACGTCTTTTAAGTAACTATCTATTAATTTACATATACTAACTATATCCCAAGCAAATAACGCCTTATATCCAAGTTTATTAAGTTTGTTAATAGCGTCTTGTTGTTCTTCAAGGTGTGCATTTTTATAAAGCGTTCCGTCTTTTTTAAAAGGACTATCTTTTTTAAGTTCAATAAACAAACCTTTATATTTTTTATTTGGTTGAAGTATTAACAAGTCTGGACACGCAAACCCTGTTTTTTGTATTGCCTTATTTCTTGATGCTTGTAACATTGTTAGTTTTACATTACCTATTGTGTCGGATAAAAATAATACATCTGGATAACGTAGACTTAAATACCTACATACTTCCTTTTGTAATTGATATTCTAAATGTTTCATAAACAAATATACAAATTAAAACGGACAATTTGATTTTTTAACACGTTCTTTTATTTCTAAATGCTCCCTTTGTATTTTTTCGTTTATCGCTTCCCTTATAAAATCACACACTCTAACATTATAACTTTCTAACTTTTTTAGTGTATTATATTGTTGGTCGGTTAACTTAATAACTTTTGTTTTAGTGTAGTGTTTCATAAGGGTTAACGAATTAAAGTAATACTTTTGTAGCGGTTAGCGAATAGTTAGCCACAATTATTAGATTTTAAGTAAGCCTCTATTTCTTTTTTATTACCCACTTCGTCATTTATACAACTATAAGCCTTAGACTGCCAACCAAGAAAATCTAATAACAGTTCACGTTGTTGGCTAACACTATGTATAGTTAATGCTTCATCTACTGCATTTCTGCAAGCTACGTAAACAGCACCATTTACTACTAATGTCTTTTGTACGCCTTTTAAAATTAAGTGTTTATCTAATAACTCTTTTGCTTTACTCATTGTATATTTATTTAATTTGTTTTTAAATTCACAGCACTAACCATACATTTTAACGTTGTAGCACATTAAAACGATGCTACAACACTATATATAATTAATAAAAACCAACACCGCCCAAAACTTTAGTTAGTGCTTGTATTTAATACATTCTTTTCTACTGTAATTTCAAAGTCATAGTGCCAACTTTCATTAGTTCCACAACTCAAACCATAAGTAATACTTGTTTGCCTAATATAAAAGCCAGTTACTACTCGCTCGTTTTGGTCTACATCCGTTTCTAAATAGACTTTATCGCCTATATTAAATTTGTTGTCTATTAACATCATTTTGTTTTTTGGTTTTTACTAATCATATATTTTAACGTTGGCAGCAATTTAAGAACCGCCAACTTTTGACTTCCTTTGCTTCCAGTGTTCAATGAATGTTTTACGCATCAATTCAGCGTATTCGTTTGCTTCTTCTTCGGTAAAGTTGGCTATATCAAATCCTTCATCTACCTTAAACCCATCTTGACGAAGTTGGGCTTCTTTTTTGAACCTTACGAAGTTTGGCATTGTGGGCGGTAATACTTCAAATAATTTTTTCATTTTGATTAAATTAAAACTGCTGCCAACAATAAATAAACCCAATGCAGCAAGGCAGTGTTTTGCTCCGATTAAAGTGCAGTGGGTTGCTGCACTGTGTTTATTAAGAACGTTAGCGGTCAGTTTGACCAAGCAACGTGATAACGACAACATCTGGAACTTGATATTCTACATTGGCAACATAAAATAAAGTTTCTTTTAACTTCCCAAAAATATTTGGTGCATCAATATTTTTAAATGTTATTAAATTTGTTTCTACTGGAATGTAAACAGGATTCCAATCTCTGTGTATTTCCTTTTGTTCTTTTGTAACATAAATTACAACCAATTCTTTTTTGTTTTTTTCTGACATAATCTATATTTTTAAAAACCGAACCGCTAACATTTCATTGTAGCAATTGTGGTATTTGGCTTAATTAATAATTTGTTTTTACTCGGTTAGTTTTTGTATTTAATCTAAACATTGTGCAAGTCTAACCACAACTTCTACAATGCTTTTACGTTAGGGTTAAGTTTTCCAAACA